GAACATTCGACAACAGAAACAGTCAAAGAAACGATAGTTCCTTGATTTTATTTAATTTATTAAGCAGCCCTAAATCCTTCTACACGCGCAGCGGGCGCAGGGGGCTCTGGCCCGAATAATCTAATCTCGTGAATGCGTCGCAACAACTGCTGAATAGAACCCTCAGTAGCGGCTTCCAATCCAGCGTAATAATCACGAGGGTGGCGGGGAGCAGTAATATAAATCTCCTCCGGAGCATAATGACAACTGCCACCCTTGACCTCAACCATTAAAGGATATATATCCAACAACGAAAGAAGAATGCCAAAAGGAAACTGACTGTCGCGCAAATCATCAAAAATGATTATCTTTTCTCCAGCGTAGCCGTCGAACCACTTGTTCCCTGGCATTTTGCGGTAGTAGCGCTGCGTTCCGATTTCATCCATAACAGTTCTTGTCTTTCCACCGCCTGCGCATCCGTAGTACCACTTAACCCGTAATGGTCCATACGTGCCATCGGGCTGGCGAACTCTGGGACGGCATTGGTAAATTGCCTGGAGCGCTTTAAGCCCTTGGTGGTATCTAACAAAGTCGGCCGGATAGTCTTCCGCGATGACCGTAAGTGTCTCACCTTCACGTAAGCGCTTTCCAATTGTAGCAAGATCTGTGCGAGCTCCTTGTCCAGGTCCGTCGGGCTTCGTACCGTGTTCGGTGAATCCAAATCCTGCAGCGGCGTCTCGAGTCTCGTCTTTGGAGCAATAAGTGATGGATTCGGCAACGGTACCCCGCATGACTTCGAGATGGGCTCGAGGAGATATAAGCCGCTTGACGCCTCCCAGCTCCCTGGGATTCTTAAAGACAACGGCTCCTTGGAGATGAGGCGTTCCGTTCTCACCTCGCTCGGGCTGGTAACACACATAGACGGCGTCGACGGCGAGCCGCTCGCCGATTCTGACTCGGTCGTCATCGGTGTAGTTGTTAAGGGTGAAACACCAATTGCGAGAGCGAGACATTCTTCAAAGAAACTGTTCTGTTCAAAAGACATTGGAAATTTCGGCGGAGTCTCCGACTGTTGCTACCATACTCAAATGTGGGATAAACCCACTTTAGTGGGGTAGTGCGCAGCTCTTGCCGAAAGTTTTTATATACAATGACGCGTTTGTGATTTGCAAGCGAGGGTTTGTAAACAAACGCTTACAATTCACAAACTTAATAAATTATGGCCGCCCCTACACAGGTGCACAAGGGCTAGGCCCAAATTAATTATTTTACTCATGACAATCGCAAACTAATAAAAGTGCACATTTTCTGTGGGGTTGTGGGATGCTCATGCACAGCCCACTGGGAACCGCACAGAAGTAAGTGCACAAAAGTGACATAGGTAATACTGAGCTATGTCACCCACAAGGCGGCGTACTTAATAAGTACGCCGCCTGAATTCTGAACTTAACGAAAACGTCGAGCACTTATAACCCGACGTCTCTGCGCAGCTGCTCGCTCCTGCTCTCTCGCTATAATACGATCGTAATAAGTCGCATAGTCTTCAGAATGCGATGGATCATTGGCTACAATTACTTCGTCCATTGACCTAGCATGCCGACGCAAAATACCACGCCAACGGGAATGGCGTTCGTGCCAATCAGATCCTACATTCGGATTACGTAATAACCACTCATGATAACCTCTAAATAACCTTGCTGATGGTGGATGTGCTCGCATAGACGAGAACCAATGATCCACAGCAGCATCGGGCCTAGAAGAAAAGATTTCCATTTATCTTGTTAGTAAATAAAATAATGTAAAAAATATAAACTGCTCAACGACGCCCACGGGACTTAACCCTACGAGTGCTCTTATAAGACTTACGCGCTGAGCTGTGGCCACAGCTGCACGATGCGCGAGCATAAGGTCCAGACACACGTCGAGGACGTCGGACAGGCGTACGTGGCTTAACATACTTCTTCTTATACACCTTTCTAACCTTGCGACGTGGCGCAGAAGACAAAAGGTCCAAATAACTCAAAGACTTACGATACTTACGTTTGTAAGTGCGTGCTTTCACAGGAACAACTGAAGGCAAAATAGACCCAGGTTCTAAATTTTGAGTCTCAAAATCACGAGGATAAATATCATCGCCGACACCGCCAGCAGAACGCTGTCTAATATAGTCGGACTCTGACTGTCCATCGTATTCATCTAAAATTCTTTTGGACATTTGATAATTAATGAAATTAATGATTATAATGCTAGCCAAACTTTGGGCGCTTCGCCCCACCTGCGTTATCAGCTACACGCTCGTCTAAATGACGCTTGCCAAGTTTACGTGTCATGTATTCAATAAAGCCCGACTCGTACATCGCCTGATTCGGCATCCTCCAACCCCTGTCTGTCTGATATGCGCGAAAATGTTCTTGCAATATTGCAGGATGTATTCCCCAACTTTCAATTAAAAAGCGACGACGACGCCTTTCGACGTTCTGCGTCGCGTGTAAATGAAAGCCATCAATCAAATTGTTATACCATTGATCGTACAAACCACTAGCCCTGTGCATCGCGTCTTCGTACATCCATGGAGGATGTTGTCCAGCAATTAACCCGTCATTGCGAACAACAATACTCTCAAAGCGAGACCGTTGCTCTTCTTCAAAATTAGGATTCTCTGCTAAATACTCGTTCACGACACGCATGAACTCATATGCAAAGAACTTTTCATCAGAAAAAGAATCAGTGTCCATTTAAATAGGAGCTTGAATAATGCCAAGAGAATTTTGGTACAAACCAACGTCAGTTGCAGAATTCTGGGCGAAAAAGGGAGTGATCTCCATAATCTCCAATGCAAACTGACTAATACCAGTACTAGAATTACTAAAAGGGTTCACCTGTACGATATTATCGACTCCAGCTGTGGCAGCTGTAACCTTAACGCGAATAATAATGCAACCGTTAGTACTCTGTGAAGCTGCGGCAGTAGAAAACCACACGACACCTCCTGCGCCCTCCGTGCCTGACGGTACTGAGGCATACATATCGTTCCAACCCCTAACGTTGCCAAAATACCCAAATGTACTATTAGCAATAGGTGCCGTTAAGGACGTGTTAAACAATGGAGCAGATACACTAACTCCAACACCCTCAAACGATAACTTTATTTCAAAAGTTCCATTTGCAGAAGCAGGAAAAGTGATACTGACACCACCGTTCGCTCCGAGGTTGTAACTAACAACACGTGGCTGCAAAGAATTTTGGACATGAGTCAAAAAATTTGCACCCAAAACATTGTTAGAAGCCACACCTGCGGCGTCGCTGTTTACACCTCTGTACTGCGCTACATTACCAGCAGCGGCAGAAAAGATCTTAGGCTTATCTAAGTGAACACTATACGTAACCCAAAGCTCACCAACTTGCTTGTTTCTGAAAGACTCAGGGGTATTAGAAAAAGCAATTTGAAAACGACCCAAATCAAGCGTTGAAATATCGCGACCTGCGATTAAACCAGTACGAACCTGCTTCTGCGCATTGCCAGCATTTTTGCTGGGATCGCATTCAACACCATGATTGGAATCTTCAACCTGGCGCGAAGTTATCGCGCCGTGCGAAGACACCATAATAGCTTTGTCTTGAAACAAATTAGGGCCGGACCCATAATCCGTAGCCATGACCAAAGTTCCCGTGTTGCCATCAGGGTTGTTGGTTGAGCTACCATCCACAACAGACCTGTAGTGGAACACCAACTGAATAAACTCATACTCTTCAAAATTCTGAGCAAACTGAGACAACAACGGAAAAATTTCCTGCAAGCCAGGATTCAAAGGGAATCCAACTACAGTAAACTGAGACGTCGCAGGTCCAAAAATATCCCCAACATACTCTGTATGAGATATAGTAAGACCAGACGTCTCATCGTGGGCACCGCTAAACTGAATATTCGGCTGACCGCTCATAATTAGAGAATTATTATGACCGGTTTGAGTGTAAGCTCCACGGCCTTCATAAAGGCCCCCACCAGAGTAAAGCCCACGGCAAAAAAGTTTGCCCTTGATAAAATCGCCAGCCTTATCACCCAAAAATGACCCAACTGCACGACCAGCTGTGCCTAGACCGAATCTAGACCCAAGCGCAGCTCCTGCTAGGCCGCCTAGCATTTTTCCAAAATACTCTCCACGTCCGTAATACCCATCAGCTTTACGCTTCATACGCTGAGCTTCTGAAGCTTCCTTATAAGTAGCTCCATAACTCATGATACCCTCCGGTGTACCGGAAGGAACATAACGAACACCGTACTTAGATGGGGAATGGGTCATAAGACCCATGGAACGTGCACGCTTCATAACTCCAGCAGCACGCTTTGCTTTCTGAATACGCAAAAGACCGGCCGCAAGGGCACGGTCGCCGCCTGAAGAATAACTACGTTTACCGCGTGGCATTGAAAATAATGACCGACACAATTTCAGTAGTTTATAACTGGAGACCAGCACCCACAATGGTACATGTATTACATTGCGTTTGCAACTGCATTGCCAGTTTCTGGGGATACGAATTTACACTCGCAGTACGCGAGGAACATTCGACAACAGAAACAGTCAAAGAAACGATAGTTCCTTGATTTTATTTAATTTATTAAGCAGCCCTAAATCCTTCTACACGCGCAGCGGGCGCAGGGGGCTCTGGCCCGAATAATC